TGTATCACGGCAAAATCGCAACTAAGCTCAATCAGTTTTGGATAAAGCATTTGGTTGCCACCCTCATCTCCCAAGACAAATCCTGGATCTAATACTGGATTAATTTGCAGGCCGCTCATCGCACCGGCCAATCCACAATCTGCTGCGGAACCGCCGGAAATACCAGCAGAAGTATCGACTATTAAATTTGCAAATTTGATTTTTATTATCGGAGTGCCTTTAATTGCAGCTGCATTGCCTCGGGATCGCTCATAAGCAGGGTATAGCATAGAGGCCAAAAGAGAACATCTGCGCAAATTCTCTCTTGCCTCCTCTGCAGAGTAAGCAGGTATCTGCCAAGCAAGCGACATCCTTCTTTTTGTACCCTGATAGATTTGAAATGGATCCATGCGTCCGTATACCGCCTCCTCGTTATATGTACTCTGAAACGAATCAGTCATACCGGTTAAAAAAGCCTTAAAGGCAACGCGAGTGGTCGAAGGAACATGATAAAAGTCTAGTACTGTGCCACCTCCGCGCTTATAATATGAATTTGATGCATCAGCCACTTATAATTTCCTCTTTCAACTAGGCTCCGGAGGCCTGCTTGACAGCTTTTTTAACCAAGGGAACGAAATCATGCTCTCCTATTTGTAAGTAGAACGTATACTCGTTTTTGCCAATACCTGCTTGGCCGCGGCCAGTTGTTGTTCCAGGAGCTGCAGCCGTCGTAAGGGCACCAGGGCGGTTGGGGCCCTCGGCAGCTGACATCGCTCCTGGCGCAAACTTAGTTGCCATAGCTGGAGATGTTATTTTTTCAGCTGCAAATCCAAATTTTTCAGTGGCATTTGCAAATTCAATATAAGTATTGATCTTTTTACCTTCCATACCTTCAGCCAAGCTAGCCAATTCAGTGACATGTTCTTTCATATTAGCCAAGTTTACGCCGCCGGCTTTTGCGATCTTGCCTAGTCCGCCAAACATTTCTCCCAGAGCAGCCACACCGTTATTATCAAACGTTTTCATAGCTAGGCCAATCATGGCAATACCAGCTGCCATTGCTGCGAAGCCGCCAAGAGCAAGATACGCGACGATGGCCATCTTTGCAGCTGTGAAAGCAAGAATTGCCATACCAGCTGACATTGCTAGCATGCCCAAGCCAGCTTCAATTGCGTTGTTACCTAGCATTGTAAAACCTAGAGCTATTAAATAGATACTACCACCGATCATTAACATCGCAGCGCCGACGGCCAACAAGGGCAGCGAAGCAATAGCGCCGGCTTTGGCCACAAACAGCATGCCTATGGCCAGCGCACCCATTGCCCCAATCAGACCAAAAATTACTGGAATGGCGGCTCCGGCGCCTTTGTCAAATTGTTGAAAAGCGCTGGCAAGAGTAAAGAATGCCTCTGCAACCAAATATACAGCAGCGCCGAAGCCGGCTAACGCAACACCAACAGCAGCAATTGTTGCCGCCTTGCCCAACATGGCTGCATTTTTAGCAGCTCCAGCAGCTCCAGCTACGCCGCCGGCTGTTTGTGCAGCATTAAGCTCAGTCTGCGCGACGACTTCTGCCTGTATCAATCCAATTCGTGTATTTCTTGCAGCTACATCGGTTGCATCATCAACTTTTCTTTCAGTGGCGGCCGCCATGCGCGCAATATTCTTGACCATGTCGGCGGCTGTTTCGGCGGCTGTGAGGGCGAGGCCTCTTTTTTTCCACAGCACTATCCCTCGCCACACGACGGCCATGAAGACCAAACTAGGCACCAACCCGCCGGAGAGCATATCATTGAGTTTTGAAAATCCTACAAGAAGGTCGCGGGCCTTCTCGACGATTGGCTGAAGGTCGGCAGCAAAATTTTGCAAGATAACTTGTCCCATTTTAAATGTATCCATAGCCTTCGAGGCCTGCTCTTCCATTCGTTTTGTCGAAGCAGCATTTAAGTTTTGTTTAGATATCATGTCATCATAACCAGACAAGCCCTGCTTAAGCATTGTTTGCGCCAAAGCCATATCCTTGATACCGGCAGCTGCCGCAAAAGCTTTAGGTCCAAATTTCGTTGCCAACAATTCAGCCTGCATGCCTGAAGCTTCAATTGATTCCAGGGTCATTCTTATTCTTTCTTCTTCGCTAGCTTGCATCATTTCAACAGTGCCTATATACTGGCCGCCTAAGAGCGCATTCATTCTAGCAGCTGCTGTGGCGGCGCCTTCAAATTGATCAAATTGAGATGTAAAGTCTAGCTGCGCACCTACTGTAGTTTTCAACGCAACAGCAGAAGCCGATATTTTGCCAAAAACTTCCATCATTTGATCGCCATAATGAGCCAGCTGGCTAGCAGCCTGAGCGAAATCTTCTTGTATTGCTTTGGCTGATTTTCCAATACTGTCTGCCAATCCGTATAACTGTTTTGTTAGTTTTTCAGCTTGTGGGCCTGTTTTTCCTAGGGCACCCATCATAAAATTGATGTTCTTTGATGCAATGCCGGCATCAACACCCGATTTTTCTATGACGGCGACCAAATTTGACATTGAGTCTTGTGCCTCTTTCGCCATAAAGCGAAATCCACCAATAGTAGAATCCAATGCCGCATAAGCAGCTGCCGATTCCTGCACGGAAATTCCATTCCTCTGGTTAGAGAAGGCCATTCGTCGTATTTGCTCATCATACTGGCCGCCCGAAGAAGTTGCTTTTTCAAATCCAGCAATTGCAGTTGCATTTGTCACCATAAGCGACAATGTCGCTTCTTGTAACTTCATTGCAGCTGAGCCGGCAATATTATCCATATTGAACTGTACTCTCAAGCTCTTGCCGACTTCTTTAATTGTCTGTCCAAATGAAGCAGTACCGGTTTTGGCAACTAGAAAGCTGCCTACCAGTGTTCCCTTCCAAGATTCAGTAACCGTTGCCAGTTCGCCGACAGCATCAGCTATTTTTTCAGCTTGGCTAACCAGCGCTGCTTTTGCTCTAATCTGCTCATGGTGGAGCGCGATTTGTTTTTGGAGATTTTCCAGTTGTTGGTCGTCAAGTGCTAGAATCTCACTCATCATATTGCGTTGTTCAATGAGCGCTGCGCGCTCGGTTGAACTCAACTTGGCCATCTCTTCTGCATTTTGCTGTAATTTGTTTATGCTTTTCAGCTCGACGGCAGCTTTTTCTTTGACGGTTTCGAGGTCGCCTTCTACGAGACTATGCATTTTCTCTGCATTTTCAACCAAACTTTGAAGAGTTTCTAATTCAGCTTGGCGGCCTAGAAATATTTCGCCTTGCATTTCTCGCAAACGAACATTAGCATCAGCAAGAGTTCTTGTACTCTCTACTTGCTGGGCTAGTAAATCTGCCTTTAGTTGTTCAACTGTTTCGTCGGCCATAGAAGTTTAAATCCTATTCAAATGGCCATTTAAGACCAGTCTTTCTTTCAAATTTGCGCGTAGCTTGATCAAGCTTAGCTTTGCTCTTATAAGTTTTTGCATCGTTTAAACCAAATTCAGAAACTGCATCTAAATATTTTTTCTCTCCTACCAGCGCGGTGCTAAAAGCCTGAACCTGGGAAGGGGTACCTTTGATTCGAACGTTGGAAGGGATTCCAGCTTCTCTCCAAAACATTCTTCGAAGAATATGCTTAATTCCGTATCCCAACAATCCTAAAAAGCTCTCGTTTACTTCGCCTCTGCTTTTTGCATTTAAATCAATTACGATTGGGGCAAAATTATCTTCTTTAATATCCATAAAATGTCTCCAACTCTTATAGAATAAATAGTTGTTTATAAAATAAAAGACCAGACATAAGCCTGGCCTTTATCTTCTTGCCTTTGAGGCCGCTTCTTCATGAGCCTCTTTTTCCATCTCAAATTGCTTTTGCAATCTTTGTACATACCACATTCGAATTATAGTTGGCAAGTTATATGCTTCCAAGAAACCCCATCCACCATGGTATTTCAATAAAAACAATTGCTCATATACATTCTGAATATAATCACTACTTAGGCCAAAAAAAGTCCGAGGTAAACGGCACCTCCATGTCTTTCTCGTAGAAGCACGTCGAACACGTGAACGGTTGCGTCAAGTCAACCGTTGGAATACTTTTAGCATATTCTTTTCTTAGAAATCTTGAATCCATCGCCGGCATATTGTCAACGAAGTCATTAATAAAATGCTGATTTGTATTCTCATTAATTGAAGTAATAATCATCTTCAATTGGTTAGTAAGCAAAGACGAAACTTTCTCAGTATTCTTGTTTCTAATATTGCTTTTGTTAATTAGCTGATTTTCTTCCTTGCCTGTTAACATGCGCACTGAAACTGTTGCGTTTGTTCTGGGCAATTGCACTTCAACGAAGCCTTCCTCGTTTATTTCTATTCCCTGTTCTGATAGGGCATCTGCCGTAACTACTTTTGCATCTTCAAGATCAAACTCGTGATCTTGCGAAGACCCGCATGCAGGACAAGAAACCTTTGTTTGATATTGCGGACCATAGCCAGTCACTCTGGCGCGAATAACAAGCGCATTCTTATCACACACCAGCATATCATTTACTTTCACTCTCTTGTCAAGCACTATATTTTGTAGAAATCTATCTAAAGCAATTCCTTTTCGCAATAAAGCCTGTGAAGTTAATATATCCTCATCTTTAGCTGTCATGAATCGAATTTCTAAGCTATCTTGGCCGGCCAAAGGATGGCCCTCTGGATAAAATTTACCCTGAGATGGCAAATCAACAAACTCTGTTGGAGCTGGCATCTGAAAAGATGCCGGTTGATTCTCTTGCTTAAGAAGATCGGGCATGGGAAGATCGGACGGGGTGTTCAGTGCGCCCGTGCGTTCTTCATTATTTCTCGCACCCATTTTTACCTCTTTTGTCTTTTTCTAATATACAATATTTTAATAAAACTTTAAAGTCTTTTAAAATAATTATTGAAAATCTTACCTGGGAGTTTTGTCTCCCGCGGTGTTGACCGCCCAGTCATAACGGAAAGTAACATCTAGAGAAACCATTCCGTCTCCGGAATAATCTAGATCTCCCCACTTTATGTCGGTAGGCCAAGCATTCTGAAGCCACCAACTTTCTGAAGTCTCAGTGTTGGGGCTGCGTTCGGAAGACGGGCCACCCTTGGAGGTCAAAGTTTTAATCTGAATCATGTTAAATGCACTAGTAGCGTCTGCTTTTGTGATGGTTCTCTCTGTGACCAGTTGAGCATTAGTCGGTATGACATATCCCATGTTAAGAAGTGACTCATAAAGACCGCGAGTCATATCGTTTTGGCCGCCTGGGTCAACAAACGATATCGTAACCGGCTCCCACTCCGCAACACCTGGATAATAAAAAGTATGATTTAAATATTTATGTGGAGTCTCCCCAATCTTTACGCCCGGTCGGGAGGCTTTGGTAGCATAAAATTGTCCATTGCCGGGGAGGCCTGGAATCATGACGATAAATTTATATTGTCTCTTTGGCTCTACGTGGGCTTGCGCCCAGAAGAAGCTATTTCCTGGTTTTCCTGCCATTTTCTACTACCCTCCAAAGGTGTTTCTATAATTAACTAGTTCTCTCCACTGTTTTTTTATTTTAATCTTCAAACGAAGCGCCGGATCTTGTGATTACGAAATCAAGTGCAATGAACTCGATGGCTCGGGCAGGCTTGAGGAAGATCTTTGCATACATGATGTTTCTATCAATCAAGTCTTCGGTCGTAGTTGTCTTGTCCAGCACAACCCTGAAATCGGTTAACCCTAGTCCAATCTTAATCTCTTGCAAGAACGGCACGGCTCGACCGGTAAAGTTAGCCCAAGTTGCAGGAACGTTCTGTTCAAATAAGGTAGTTGCTGCAATTCGTGATATCTCTTTCTTGATGAAGATCATCAATCTTCTCACATTGATTCTATCTAGCGCAGAACGAGTCACCTGAAGCGTCTTTTGGCCGAAGATTACAATACCTTCTGCCGGGAAAGTGGCAATTGGGTTAATGTTTGCCTCATAAAGATCGTCTCGCATTTCTGATGTCAGGCGTTCACGGACAGCGATGACTGGAACGCCGGCAGAGCCTTCTGTTAAGCCGCCGCGAGTAAATCCTGCGGGAGCGAACCATAAAGCTGATTTTGCCTGTGAGCTGGCCATCGTACCAATGCCGGCAATTGATGGCGGTACCCACAACATTGCGCCGTTGATCGTATCTCGAATTCGAATCCAGGGATAGTACGCACAAGCGTAACTTGAATTCATCGAGCGATCTTTTAGGTTATCAATGGTGGCGGTGCTGCCACCAAAGGTCTCGGTACCAGATTCCCAAGTAGGCTGATACCCACCCTTAAGGTCGACAACGGCTATAGCGTCGCCACGGTCCTCACAAGTATTTATCAGATGACTGGTGAGGCCTTCGTGCCAAATCCCAGGCATTGAAGCCATGTTCATCTCCACAACTTCAGGATCAGAGATACTATCGATTGCTTTCTTGACGCTGTGGAAGGGGCTACTAGTCTTCTGACTAGTGTCTTCCATACTCGTGTTATTGAAAGGATCTCTTTCGGTGATATTTACACCATCGAAGCCGCCGGCCAGAGGCATAGTAAAGCGATCATAGCCGGCATCAAGAATATCCTTGTAGGATCCAGACCAGGCAGTAACCGAATTTCCAGTACTGCGACTTCCGCTTGAATAATGTACCAAGCCGTCTTCGTCTGCGCGCAAATCATCTAGCGTAAAGATAAATGAAGTTTCTTTTGAGGCGTCGGCCATATCGGTCGACAATCGTCGGGCAACGTCTCGGTTACTTCGATCAAAATTAACGCCGTCGGCCGTCTCTCTAGAATCATATCCCCAATAAGCATCTTTCTCGCTGCCCAAGTTGCTATCAACAGACCCACTTCGTAAAGTGAATCTTGGGAATTCAAGTTTAATATCTACGCCTTCTGCGGGGCCGTCGTAGTTGACACCGCCGGTCCCAGCGTCATTGTTCAAGCTCATAACAGCGAAAGCTGTTGGCGAGGAAGATGCCATCTGCGCGGTATTAGCGTTGTTGGCTGCAATTTGAAGCGCTTTGACAACTGTTGCAGCACCCATAACATAGGCGTCGGAGTAAGCAGTCGCTTGATTGTGCTTGTCCATGGCTGTAACTTTAGTAGATACAAGCTTAAAGTCTTTTGGTTTTTCTGGGCCGTAGTAGCCGAATGGAAGAAGCAGGGGATCTGCCGTACCAGCATCGACATCGGAAGCTAATTGAACACGAATGTATTTCGACTGATTCCTATAGTTGCCGTACTCAATATATCTCTTAGTGCCCTCATCCCAGTCAGTATAGGCGTCGCCTATTTTTTTGCCGACATAATTTACAGAATTCGGATTCAAGTTGCAGCTGGTAAATCTTTCCAATACTTTGACGGCCCCGTCGTTGTCGTCAAGTCTTCTCACGATGACAGTGAAGGAGCCATATGGATCTGCTGCGCTTCTAGCTAGTTTGACATCTTGAACCGAAATCTTAAGATTGTTCTGTGCCCACTCTCCACTGTCTAACGTCACTAATCTAAACAACTTTGAAGTATGGCTTGGGTGCGTAGTGGGGTCGAAGCCGCCTTCGGGGACATTGACGCCGGCAGCATCAGAGTGTGACCGTAAATCCTGTGAAATAACCCAACCGGTTGTGGCTCGCTGTGCGCCTTCTCTGTGGTGTTGCCAGCCTGAAGTACCGTTGCCTAGGCCAAAAACCACACCAACAGATTCGCCGGCAGCAGTGCCGGTCGATAAGTCATTCACAGCTTTATCGTAAGTCTCGCCTAGCCAATAAGTTTCTCTATTTTCTCTATTCCTAGCCTGATTGCTGGTCAAAATTGGATTAGTGTTTAAAACTTTACGAATGTATTTGTTGCTATTCTTGTTGAAGTTAAAATCAGTCTTCTTAATAATAGCACCGTCAGCGTCTCTAATCACTCCGGTAAAAGTATTTTTAGCTGCCTTATTGTAAATAAGGGTACAATTGGCTTCGGCCTTGGCCTCGGCGGCTCCCGGAATGGTACCGCTAAGAGCAAAAGATCCTTCTGTCAAATAAATGACAGCAGCTAATGAGCCGGTGACATCGCCGGCACCACCATTTGTAGCACCCGAGCCAGAAGGAGCAATGAACAAGCCGTATGCACCACCTTTGGTGGCCGGGGCCGTACCAATTTCTGCGCTGGTACCAACGGCGCCTTGGAGCCAAGTTTCCCAGCCACCATAGCCAGAATAAGCCTGTTTTTGAGGGTGTTCTTCACCTAGGAGACGTACGTATGTTAAAGGAGCAGCATTTCGTAACCAAGCTTGAGCGGCATACATGCCATACATCGGGGTAGTATTGTTTCCTTCCCTCCAAACGTCGCCACCCTGTCCTCCGGGGACAGGTGTGCCGAAGACATCTACGAATTCGGAAAATGACTCAACCCTAACAGGTCGCATGCTCGGACCTTTGGGGGCGCGGCCAATAATTACGGGACCTATGGGGTCGCCAATATCAGGTAATTGGGAATTATCGATCTCATCGATAAAAATGCCGGGGGATACAAACTTAAATTTTTTAACAGACATTAATCAGCTCTCCTTTTGGAAAAATAAAACAGTATAGAAATCCAATATTATTTCTTAAATAAATAGTGTTATGTTTAACCAAAAACCAAAATTATTAATCTCTGTAAAAAGCATCTTTCTCTAGATTTTCGTTGATGTCTCCCAAAATAACCCTTTCCCTGGGTATCTTTACTTCAACTGCATTTTCTCTAACAACGACGCGTGGCTTTGTTTGGTTTTTATCTTCACCCACTAAATAACCCATGACTTTGATGTTTATTTTGGTCTGAAACTTTCTTTCTTCTTCGGCTAAGTTATTAATATTATTATCTAATGCGAAATCACCCTCAATAAAAGTCTCATAATGATGGCCGTCCTCATATATAAAAACAGAGTTAATTCCACGAGGTTGAGGGAGTGTTGCAAAGGGGCCAATCAGGTCATTCATGTGCTGTTGGTATTCTGTTCTTAGCGTCACCGCATAGCTAACTTCAACAAAAACCGGAGCAGGGGCCGATATTGTTTGATAAACAACTTTATTATTTTTTCTTGGAAAATTAAGCTGCCCCCTCTTATACTTGGCACCAGCTCTTGCAAAATTTCTAGTTTTTTCTTGATTGATTCTCCTAGACACAACAATGGAGCCGCCTTGCTCATCGTTAACTTCCATGGTATTTCCAAAAAACCTCTTCGTAAGGTCTTTATTGAAGCTAGTTCTCTCCAGTGTTATGACTGGCAGATTAAAAGAACCATCTCTATCATTTCTTAGACTCTTTTCTTGCTTGACATTAAAAGATCTTTCTGTGCCAGTCCACAAAACTGGCACTTTCTTCCAGCCTTTGTTTTTTTGAACTCGCAAATCTAAAGTTTCATCAATCCAATTATATAAAGCTTTGTCGATAGTTTCAATAGTGGAAGGTGTGATGATTTTTTCATGAATTATTGTTGGATCATCTACTTCGGCATAATCATGATTTTCATCTTTGCTACGTGGCATCGAACAAACCCTCCCTAGCTCTAATGGCCCGGGCAGATATCTCAATTCTATGATCAACCTGGCCAAACAACTGCTTTGGCTCTTTTAAAGTAACCAATTCATAGTAATAATCTCCATACAAAACAAAATCTCCCTCTCTAACGAACAGGTCTTGATCTTCTGTTAATCGTCTTTTGTGAAAATGTACTGTTATAGAGGCTTTTTTGTCTACTCCATAGTGATCTGTGAAAGTTTCTGGGCCTTCCCATTCAACTAAGGCATAAACCCTTACAGGGGGCAAAAAAGTCTTATTGATCGCTTCGCCATATAAAGGATGAAAATCAGTAATCTCCAAATCGATTGGATAATATAAAACTTGCTGGCCTATCACCCTCTCTATAAGCTCATCATTGACTTGTTTTACCAAATCCCTCTCTTTTTTCCCCAAAAACATTGGAGGAGGAGGAGCTGATGGCTGCGACCATTTATCTTTTTCTGCCATCTTTTACCCCCTATCCGACAAAGACGCCCAATGGTGCATTCATAAGTATTTCATTGGCTGCTTTGGCAGTTTCTGATTGTTTTACTGTAAGCTTATTATAAGTCAACTCATCTAATATAGTTTTAAGCTCCTCTCTTAATTTTTCTTGTTCTTCTTTTGCTTGCGAAAGCAATTCGGAATGATTTAAAGTAACAGATTCTCCTGGGATTGGAATAGTCGAAAACTTTCCGCGAATCTGTCCCAACATTTCTTTAGTCAAGGCCAAGCCAAAACGTCGAATCCATTGTTTACCAATGCTATTGATGCTTTTATATGGAATATTAGCAAAAGGCAGTGTGTTTAAATTATTAATGCCAGAAACACCAACTCTTCTATCCTCATCTTCTTCCCAAGCATTTTTATGAATAGTAAACTGAACCCACATCTTTCCAACCTGTGAACTTCTTGGTTGCGGATAAATTCGAATTTTATTATTTTTCAATTCATAACTATAGTGTGAGTTTCTTGTCCAAATGGCATCTTCATAGGCCATGGCCTGTAATTTATTCTGATAAGGAGGAATAACTTCGAAAGTAGAGTCATCCGCGAACATGCCATAAGTTGATAAATTACCAACTGAATTCATTCCGCCATAATAACCAAAGAACCTCCACATTGCATGTGGCGTTTTAAAGAAAACTTTTTTAATATTTATTTTCTTATCATTGATAAGCAAACTGCCCGAAAAGCTGCTGCTGATGACAGATTGTAAATCATAATCCTGCACCTTATCTTCAATATCAAAAGAAGCAGAATACTCATTTTCGTATCCATCGAGGCCAATCTCTGTGCCGATCCCGTCTGCGACGCGGCCTGCATAAGCTAGCCTAAATTTAGGATATTTTAATTCTATGTTTGTGCCGGGAGAAACATCATCTGATGATCCAGACAAAAGACCGTCATGGTCAAAAGAGCCAGTTGTGTCACCCAGCATATTTGGTAAAGAATTTTTAGCTTGATGAATATTAATAATATAAGAATATTCCAAAACTGCTTCTTCATATGCTGAATATACATTTTGCTCTGTTAACTCGATATCTAAAACATCGCCGCCTAGCTTTTTAAAGGTATAGGATACTTGATCGATGGCGCCAGAAACAAAGTTTGCATCGTATAATGAGGAGTTTGTGTCAGCATATATGCCGAACGCATAGCTTGTAATAGTCTCCGCAGTAGATCGGGTACCCGTGACAGGTAAAACAATCGTACTAGTCTGACTAGTCGGTGTTAAGGTGGGTGTTGCCATTCATGAAGCCTCCGATGTAGTAATTAGTTTATAAAATTAGAAAACCCCGCCTCAGAATTCCAAGACGGGGTTTTTGCTCTAATTAGCAGATCTTATTAGACAAGATCTTTGACGACAACCAAGCCATACATATCAGGTCGGACCATCTGTTTGGCATAGCGAGTCATCACGCCCTTACGGGGCACGAAGTCCTCGGTACCGAAGATCGTCGGAGTGACCTGGAGAGGTACGTACGGAGCGTAAACATAGCCGCTTTCAAGGAAGCTTCCACCTTTACGGCCGACAAGAATAAGGTTGCGTAGGAAGTACGGATCAACATACACGTCCCATTTCTTGCTAATGCTGCCAGTCTTTAGCGCACCAACAGTGCCTCTGTCAGTATCAACACCAACGTTGGCGCGGAATCCAGAGGTAAACTCAAGGAGGTTGGCAACTTCAGGTGAGGTCACGATGAAGTTAGCTCCGCCACGAAGAGTCTTTCTGTGGATAGCCGCCGACACATCGTTAATGGTCTCGACAAGAGTCTCATACCACTCACTGACAGTACCGGTGAAGTCCGGGCCGGCGATGTTGGCGGCGACTGCATGGTCAGCACCTGTTTCGCGGTTGACGAAACGGCCGGGCATGCGGGACCAGTAAAGAGTACCACCGGTCGCACCAACGACAAGATCCTCAAGAATCTCACGATCAATCTCTAGAGCAATGTGCTCGGAAAGAATTGAAGTAAGCTCGACCTCGGCATCCAAGTTGTGGTAGGCGTTAAGATCCTGACCAAGCTCTGGAGTCCACTTAGCTTTGAGCTTTCTGGTGATCGCCGTGACAGCCACGGAATCGACACGAATGTCAATCTCGGGAATATCAGTGCTAACCTCGTTAGTAAACGGGCCGGCCGGCGTGGTCGCATGCGATTCAAGCAACCACTCTGAAGCACCCTTGACTGCACCAAGTGCATTCGCGGGGTCGAAGTTATCAGCCGTTGCATATTCCCAAACTAGTGCCGCGCCGTTTCCGCCCAAAGTACCAGAAAGAGTCGTCATGGTGACACCAGTGTTGGGGGTAATAACAAAACGAATAACGGTTTTGCCGAAAGAGTCGTCATGGTGACACCAGTGTTGGGGGTAATAACAAAACGAATAACGGTTTTGCCCATGCCCGGTGCAAAAGAGGTCAAGCGACGCTGGAGCGTTCCGCCCGTAGCCGCGACGTTAATAGCCGACAAATTATCTAGATTAAGCTCTTCTCCGCCGTCCTGGAATAGACTAGCCGAAAGGTCATAGATCATAGCTGCTGAACCGGAAAGATCCGGATCAAAGCGAACCAGTTTGCCAAAGTCATGAGCGCTGATGACGGTACCACCGACGCCAGAAATAATGCCGGCGGCGAGAACACCCTTGAGATCAGAAGCACCATCTGTAGCACCATTAACAGTGCCAGTTGCGTGGAGATAGATACCATCTCCAATCGTCACGTTCGCCAACGGAGCAGAATATCCATTGCGCAAGTTGTAGAATCCGCCGCCGTCATTCGTGGAAAGATCAACACCACCAGTTACCTGGCTAGCGACCACGTTACCGCCATAGAGCGATGTCTGGGCGCTGTCACCTAGGCGCTCGTCAGTTTGGGTAAAGTCGAGGAAGAAGATGAGGCCTGACGGCAAACTCATCGGTTGCACGGAAACAAGGTCGTTGGCGACCAAGGATCCGAAAACTCGGCGGACGATCGGGAACGCTACAGAAGCGAAACCCTCAACACCACCACCAGCCATTGTGCTGGCCTCTTTTAATAGTTGTGAAGCCTGATTCTCAAGGAGTCGGGCCATTGCATTCTTGGTATGATCAGCTCCGAGGCCTTCCAAGAGTCCAGTGCGTTCCCATTTATCCATTAGGGCAGCACCTTCTCTTTTTAGGTCGCGGCTAACAATACCTTCAGTTAATTTATCTAAGACAGACATGTTTAAACCTCCTATATATGTTTTTATGTTAAGCCTGCTAAGATTTTCCATCTCGAAAGAGATGAATCATCTTTCTTTGTTGCTTTTTGGTTTCTACCATGCAACAATAATCCAGCTGAAGAACTTTTCACGACTTCACTCAGTGATTGTGGCTGTTTTTTAGTTTTTGTGCTGCCCACTGCGTTTTGAAGAGTTTCGTAAATAACTTTTGCTTCTTCAACTGTTTCGGTTATTGATATAGCTTCGACAATTTTATTTTTTTGCCGCTCATTCAACGAGTCGCTAATCAAAACCTTATTCGTATATAATAATTTCGCACTAGACAAAGAAGATTCAGTTAATTTATCTCTTAAGAGGTAAATCACTTCCTTCATTTCTTCTTTTTCTTTTGCATGAGTTTTATTTTCAAGTTTTAGACCTTCTAGTGCTTTCTTCATGGCCTCAAGTTCTTCTTTTACTTTGGTATCTTGGGCCCGGGCTAAAACTTGTTCTTGCGCATGATCTAAGTGCGCGGTGGGGACACCATTATTGCCCCAACCAGAAGAAGTGGGCTCTATATCGACAACCAACTCCTCCAGAATTGACGAAAGAATATCCTCGTCTAATTCAATTTCTTCCTCTAAACTTTCAACCTCTTCCTGCAAAGCACGGGGCTCGTCTTCTGGGACTTCATCGCCTAGAATATCGGCCGCGAGATCTTCTTGGCTTTCTCCCGGGGGAGCGAGACCTTCTTCGTCCTGCATTTTCTTTGTCAGCTCGTCAAAGTCAATTTCGATTTCCTCTTCTTCCTCCGGACAGGGACAAAGCTTTTCGCCATCGACAGTAACAACAGGCATATCTTTAAGAGCAGAATCTTCTTCTGGGGGATCCATCTCCAAGCCTGGTTCTTCCAAGCCCATCCCTTCTTCTTCGGCGCCTAGAGCCATTGGATCTTCCGGCTGCTCTAATAGGGCTTCAACTGCTTCTTTGATTTGATTTGAATACTTTTCTACTATCATGTCTTCGGCATTTTTGAGAGCTGCTTCGCGAAGAGCCTCTGCGTCGACTATAGCTTGTTCTAACATTGATGACATTTATAATCTCCCGGGTTGAAAACGTAAATTATCAGAATAAATAGTATTGTAATAGAACAAAAGAAAATATTTATATACCCGTGACCTAGCAGGATAACGGATTGGCTAAAAAACGCTTCATAGGTTTATATAATATAGCGTGAAAAAGCACATTATTTAATCTTTTATCTCTTCTAAAACCATTTTATATATTTTTCCTGTTTTATTATTTCTTATACTTAAATACTCTTCTTCCTCAATAACTGTCCAATCACCTCTATCATTTTTAAGATGTAAGTCGCCAGTATATAAATTTGCCCAACGTCTGGACGGCGATCCTAAATCATGCGAGTTATCACTGCCCGGTACTACATTGCCGGCTACTTCAAGTTTCTCTGTTGGGCTCGTAGTTCCGATGCCGACATAGCCAGACTGATCAACGACCAAGTGGTTTTCATTTGCATTGGCGCTGATTGCAAGGTGATTTAATAAGTTATTAGTAACATCACATCTAATGTTTGCCATCGTCGACCCGTCGCCACTCTGAAATATAATTTGGCCGTCGCCGTCGTCGGCGCTGCGAAGAAGAAGTTTGGGGTGTTCATCATTAAGCTCCAGCAGGGCACCTGGAGAAGTTGTACCAATCCCAACCCGGCCGGAAGGGTCAATAACAAAATGATCCTCGGCTGTGCCGGCACTAAATGCAAAATGATTTAATGTGTTAGACGTGGTGTCGCAACGCATATTGAAAAGTTGCGTGCTGGCCGCATTTTTAAATAAAATTTGGGAGTCGCCATGAGAATGGTTTGTTTTGAAAAGAAGCTTAGGGTGTTCGTCATTAATCTCCAATGATGCACCAGGAGAAACTGTTCCAATTCCAATCTTGCCAGTAAAACTATGTATATCGTCATCAGAATCACCAAAACTAGTGCTGCCGGTGGCGCTAATATTTGTAACTTGCTGGTTAACAACATTGACTTTTAATTCATTGGCTACCAGAGTGCCAGAGACTTCTACGTCGCCCTTGAAAAAACTAGAACCAGTGATTTGATGTCTGGCAGTTGAAGAATCTCCAAAACGCGTGCTACCGGAAATAAGGAGCGCATTTTTTATAACTATCTTATCTGGCATGCGTCAAGCTCCTATTGTTAAGTAGAAGCCATGCCAGTGACTACCCACTGCATCATGCTGGCATTCGCTCCGACACATACAATATCAACATAGTCGCCTACTACGCATTGACTGCCAGAAAAATACAAGAAATCCTTGCCGTCGCCGGAAGGTCCGGTCCCGTCAAAAGATATTGCACCTGGGGTTCCATTGCTGGAAGCATCATTGATATAGCCAAAAAGGTAATCATTTGTTTCATCGCCTCTAGCGATTTTTATTGAACCAACGTTGGCATTTACTATCATTGCACGGAAATGATAACCCATGAATTGAAATGCCTGGTTGGTATTAACAGCTGTGGGCAAAGTAATGGTGGCAACACTGGCGCCGCCGTTGGATGCCTGGGTTTGAGTTAACTTAAAGATGCCGCCACTATAGCCCATCGCAGAAGTTACGTGCATGCTGGACAGATTTAAATCAGATCCACTGATTGCGGTCATCGTCTTCTTGGACATCCAGCCGCCATAAGCTCCATTATCTGCAGATGCCGCGTTAAAAACACCGTCATAGGTCTGGAATCGTATAGCAGCATGCGTATCGCCGAGCGTTGCTCCGCGGGAGTGTCGGAAATCGACATAAGGGCTGGTACTGGCAGTTGAATCCAAATTAACGGACAACATGGCGGTACCGCCATGTTTAAAGTTAATGTTCGCCGCCCCAGCATCTAAATTAATATCGCCGTCGACATCAAAAGTGAGATCTGCATTAGCTCCCTCGCTATCAAAAGTGGTAAGGGTTGTTGATCCGCTGCCGGCAACTTTTAAAGAAGCCCAGGCGCTGTGATTAGCAGCAATGCCGCTAGCTGCACCAGGCTGTGGTCGTGTCCATATCTTAAAAGATCCTGAAGTTGTTTCAAAGTCAAAGGCAGAGCTGCCGTCGTTGTTGATTGCTACTCGGCCTGATTCTGTATCTAGCTCGATATCTCCATCGACGTTAAAATATAAATCAGCGTTATCTGCATCGTCGTCAACAGTTGAAATTGTCGTTGCGCCATGTTGCGCAACCTGAATTTTAAATAAATCACCCGTATCCTGATCATCATAAATCGTAAATGCTGTATTATCACAGTCAAGTAAGAAATGAGGATCTTTGTTGTCTTTGATGTATACTTGACCGCCGTCTGAATCAAGGTAAATATCACCTGAAGATGAAAGAACTAAATTGCCGGTGCTGGTTGAAGCGCTAACATATGTGGTACCAGTACTCCAGCCAACTTTATGGCCGAGTGGAAGGAGTATTCCACTGGTGCCAAATCTAAACGATTCGTCGCTATTTACGTCGGAAAATAACACGGCGTCGGCAGTTGCTACGTTAATAGAGCCTCTTAGGGTACCGCCTCCTTTCAAGTCGATTGTGTCGCCGGCAGCATCTAAAATAATATCTCCCGACGCATCAATTATTGCATCTGTAGCTGCCCATGTTGTATCGCCGTCACTAGCCACTGTAAAAGTCGAAGCGTTAGAGTCATCATATGACAATTTAAGCTGAGTACTTGTACTCAAGACTTCAAGTTGCGAGTCGGGATCCTGAACTCCAATGCCAATTTTTCCAGTACCATCAATAACCAGATCATTTTCGTCCGAACCGGCGGCAATTACAAGATGATTCAGCGCATTAGATGAAGCGTCGCAACGAATCCAGGCTAGCTGTGTGCCATCTGTACTTTTAAATGCAATTTGGCTATCGCCATTGCCACTGGTCTCGCTAGCTTGAAAAAGAAGCTTTGGGTGTTCATCTTTGAGTTCTAGCAGAACGGCAGGAGAAGTCGTTCCGATGCCGACTTTGCCGGTAGAGTCAACATGCAAAGCATTAACACCGGTACTATTGAGAGTAACAGTAGAGCCCGAAAGCACAACGGGTACCGAGCCTGAAATAACTTGATAACCAGCGGAATTACTACCGCTAATAACCATCCATCCACCATTAGATCCACTTACAACAACTGGCATAATTTAATCCTCTATTTCCTGAAGCATCATTTTATACTTCTTTCCGGTTTTGTTATTTACCACCTCTAAATAGTCCTCTTCCTCAACAATTGTCCAATCACCTTTATCATTTTTAAGATGTAAGTCGCCAGTATATATATTTGCCCAGCGATGAGCTGAAGATCCCAAATCATACGCATTGTCTGCACCTGGCAAAACACTTCCCGTAAGATCAGTTTGGCCGCTGACAGACAGCTTGGAAGTTGGACTCGTAGTTCCGATGCCGACGTTGCCACCAGACGCTACAACCAAATGATCTTCACCAGAGCCTGCGCTGATCGCGAAATGGTTTAAAGCGTTTGACGTAGCGTCACAACGAAAATTAACCAACTGGGTGCCGTCCAGGCTTTTAAACTTAATCCCACCGTCGCCGTTGGCGTGGCTACTTTGTATTGTTATCGTCGGGTGCTCATCATAAATATGCAAGGCAGTGGCAGGAGCTACGATGCCGATACCAACCTTTGTGGTACCGCCGGATGCTGGATCTCCAAAATAGGCATAAGTGGTGTTTGCAGTCCCCTCTCCGACTAGCGAAAGTGTTGAGGTTGCTGCGGCGCCGGCGCTGGCCACGCCCATGTGGATAACGCCTTCTTCGGCGCCGGCGGTGACCGTGGTACCGGCGCCCAAGATCCACGCCATGTCCGCATCAGAATCTGCGGCGTCTTTACCGGTAAAGAAAATTGCGCCAACATCATCACCAGCTGCTTCGTCGGTGGTGCTCTTGTAAAACCTCAATATCGAATGAATAGCATCGTCATTAGAATTTTCTATCAATACCTCGGGTTTATAAGTAACAGAGCTTTTGATATGAAGTAGCTCTGATGGGCTAGTTGTGCCAATACCGATCTTGCCATCAGACGCTACAACCAAATGATCCTCACCCGTAGATCCATTAATGGAGAAGGATTCCATGATATTGTTTGTCACGGCGCATCTAATATTTGCCATCGTTGAGCCGTCGCCGCTTCGGAAAATGATCTGAGGGTCTCCATTCGCGGAGTTGCTGCGAAGAAGAAGCTTCGGATGTTCATCGTTAAGTTCTAATAAGCCCGTAAATTTATGTGTATCGTCAGACGAGTCGCCAAAGCTTGTGCTACCGGTTGAACTAATATTAACAATCGTTTCGTTGTGAACGTTAACTTTGTATTCGTTAGCAACCAAGGTGCCAGATACAAAAAGCGAACCGGTCATGCGCATTATTCCAGCCTGATAATCGTATGTTAAGTTTTTACTTCCGGATATCATTGTGCCGGCAGCGGTCGATCCAGAATTGAAAAGTATTTGTGTATTTGAACTAGAAGCAAGAAGCTCTTTTGAGAGCATCTTTATGTCAGTTGAGCCTACAACAATCGACGAAACAGTGTCGACGTAATCTATTCTTGCCCACCTAGATCCGGTGGTGTAAACAAGCCAATCATCAACTTGCCAACCAGTATTGCCCTCTAAATTTGTTGAGCCGGCAGTATTAACTTGCCAATATTCTCCAGTACTGATTTTGCCCGAGCCGCTTGGCTCGCCAACAAGGCCATTTGCATATCCACCATTTGCATGGGAGCCAGTAAATAAAAGGCCACCAGATAGTGCTGTGTTGGTACTAGCATTCCAATAGCCTCTGAATCTGGAAATTCCTATAAAAGATAAGCTGTCACTCGGCATAAATTATTCCCCTACTAACATATAATTAGGCTGCTATAACTAAAATCGTCATGATAAGTTATAATATATGCGCTCCCCAAAAAGCCTTAACCTTGGCCGTTTCTTTTTGCAATCTTCTATATTTCTATCCAATACCCATGACTTTCCCAACTGTTGCAACGCTAGACCCCATAATTTTTCCAAGTGAGGTATTTGCGGTACCGCCAAATTTACTACCACCTACCCAAATATACTGGTAACACCCTATCGTCGTTCCAGTACTGGCGTAGGCACGGTTTGTAATATCTGTGGTGGGCGCGGATTGGGCTGTTTGCCAATCGTATGTGCCGGCTCCGACCGCTTTGCTGACGCCCCCTGGTCTAAAGTTATCAGAGGCGTGGGCGGCGAATGTATCTGTTGTAATATCATCATATCCTAAACAAGCGGTTTCAGTGCCGTGAAAATCATCATCGCCGTCGACGCCATATGAAATACAATTTTTTATTGTTGTGCCATGAATTCCATAAGTTTGATCACCGCCAGAATTGTTATTGTATATACAGTTATATACATTTGCAGCGTATATTCCTTTACCAGCGGTTTTTTGATAATCTGTCTGTACAGTGCAGTTAATAACATGGCCGCGGCCATCAACGTTAATACCGTTGGTATTAAAATCCTGCACTAAACAAGAATAAACCGTGGCCACGCTGCTGCCGCCGTATTGACCATCAATGCCAGTTGTTGCAGTCGAAGTGCCTTTATGAGTACATATAATCTGGCAACGATCAAGTGTCGCGCTTCCATAAAGTTCTACACCCCAAACACTTGATTTTATAATACAATTAGTTGCAGTACCGCCGCCGTAGGTGCTAACTGAGAAAGCAGAAATGCCGACAGAGGTGCCGGTATATATAATTGTGCAATGACTAATGGAGCATCCGCTAGCGCAGCTGACTACACCATGGCCACCGCCGCCGTCTCCAGAGTTGGTTATAATTACATCTTCTGGATTTCCTGTTGCACCAATAAAACTAAGGTTAATTCCACTTACGCCAGACTGAGCCTTGATAGTTTCAGTATATGTTCCAGCGCCAATATATATGTTATCACCGTTTGATTCAATAGCTAGAGCACCAGCAATTGTGAGCTTGGCATTATCCCAATCAGCACCACTATTGGAATTGTTGCCAGATTTACTTACATAGATATCCGCCATTGCACTGGGCCCCCCCCTAAGCTACTTCAACCCAAGTCTTGTCAGGATCAAACCATATAGTTGTATTTGAGCCGCTCGTGGCATATCCAATTATTCGTACAATGTCCCCAGAGCCACTAGGGGCAGTTGCGTCGCCGGCGCCGGCAGTTTCAGATAAATAAACTACGCTGCCGACGGCCTGGGTGCCATCAAGAGTATGCAGCTGCACAAAACCCCTAATAAGTACGCCGTATCCGTGATCTGAATGTGTTGCTACTCCGAGGAGGCCTGTGGCTGTGGCCGCGGCGTCCGCGTCGATGGTCTCCCAGGTACCATCTGATTTAAAATAATATATTTTTCCTGCAGTTAATGAACCTATGTTGGAGCCCATACCGTAAATAACATCACCATCTGAGATTTTACCGGCAGCGTCTATGTCGAGGAAGCCGGAGACCACGTTAGTGAGGGCGTTGAAGGTACCGTTGACTGACACATCGCCGGCGCCATTTCCTATTGTGACATTTACCCCGTCTTCTTCATCTCCGGATGTAACAATAAGACCCGGCTGCAGTTCACCATCGTGAGAGGCAACACTAAGAGTTAACCTTCCTTCTTCGGCGCCATCGGTCATGTCTGGAATATCTGCCTTAATGGTGGCATAAGTAGTTACTTCAGGGCTACCCGCGTCATTTTCACTAACAAAGGTAATATTACCAATAACATCATCGTCGGCAACATTAGCACCGTCTTTAAGGAATTTTAGTGTACCGCCAGTAGCGTCAGCGTTAGTGTTTTTGAGCGTGAGTACAGGGCATGCTGTTACACCGTTTCCTTCCAAGACTAGGCCGACATCGGCCTCGTGAGTTAAGGTAATCTCTTCGCTTGCGCCAAATTTAATTATCGATGCATCCGACTTGAGTGATAGGTTATCTTTAACTTCGACAGAGCCGGCGTCTGTAAGCCTTAAAGTTTCTGTGTCGTCTGTTTGGGTGAAGATAAGATCTTTTGAATCAACGATCTGTTTAATAGTGACGTCTCCACTACCGCTCTCAGTAATTGTTAAAACGGATGTGCCACCATCTTGGAAGTCTATGATTCCAGTAACTGAATCAAGCGTAACGTTTCCTGAGTTTGTTGATGTAATTTCAACACCGGTGTGGCCGTCGACTTTAACATTACCCGCGTTTGAATCAATAGTAATATTACCAGATGATGTATCAATAGAAACCGCTGCATCGCCCGAACTAATATCGTCTGCAGCTGATGAGCCACCGCCGCCGCTAGCGGCAATAGAGCCGTCGTTAGTGAGGCGGACATCTTGGCCTGTATCATCAGTAAAATAAAGATCACATGGGGTATTTGATTTAACCCAAAGCTGGCCATATGCATCAGTATCGCTATCAGCGTCCGCTTGTTCTTTGACAGTTACGGTCCCTTCAACAGTTAGTTTTGTTTTCGGGCTGGTTGTGCCAATACCAACTTTATCACCCGATGCATCAACTGATAATGTTCCAGAATCTACTTCTAAATTTGATAAATCTGATGTTCCTGCTTTAAATCCCATATTATTATTTCCTTATTATAATCCTATGCCCTCGTCTGTCAAGCCGGATCCGGTTAGAGCAAACATTTGACTTGCAGGAATCCCTGTCAGCGTCGCGACAACTCTATATTCCCTACTTCCATTTGAATCGTTTGGGGCTGAGATGTAAATTTCCTTGCACTTGACATCTGAAAATTCATACGCATCCTCATCGGTATCCAATTCAACAAAATGTTTACCAGTTATAACATAGGATCCGGCAGTATCTTTGGAGGAGTTAAAATGTATATAAACCTTACCAGTGCTAGAATCTCCATGCCTAATGACAGTGACACTTTTCGTCACATAAGGAAATACAATTTTATGCTCCTCGTTGTGACCTAAAGTCGCAGATCCAGTTATCCATGGCATACCAGAAACTTGATATGAACCGACGTTATGGAGCCCGACTCCATATTTTGTAAAGGGTTTCGGGGCGCTCTTGCTATAAGACATTACATTTCTCCTATTATTCTAATTAGCCTGGGGAATTAATTTTTTCCTTCGCTGTGTTTCCGCTTTTCTCGCATTTTCTTTTTTACGCAGACGCTCTCGTCTTTTCTTTGAAGATTTTTTTTCATGATACATTCTTGATCTAAATTCTTCTATAATTTTCTCTTTTTTAACTTTTTTAATAAATCTTCTTATTAATCTATAAGGATCGCCCTTGACATCTCTCAAACTTACGACAACATTTGCGGGTCTTTTTTTAGCCATCTGTTTTCCTTTAGATTAAGTGTTTCCACTTACCCTTTGCCATTCCGATTATACCATCAATATTAACGCCGGCGTCGGAGGCTGAGATACCGGCAAGAGGCGAATGTGTTGATGATCCTTCTGGTGCAGGAGTGGTATTTTCGAAAACATCAATATTTACTTTCGTAGATTCATTTAATCTGCGAATTCTTTCTTGACGCTGTTTCTCATATTCTTCTTCTCTGTGTCTCTGCGTGCTGGTATTTTCATTAAACACAACGGCTGCACTCTCAGTAACAACTTTTTGATTGCCCATACCCTGCGCAACTTCTTTAATAATGCCAGATAGCACGCCCTCTTCAAAGATGCATTCTTTAATACATTCTTTAATAAGGGGTTTCAATACTTTTTTTAATTCATTCTTTTTCATTGTTTACTCTTTGGTGTTTTTCCTTAATAGGTGGCGCCCACGCTTTTGCGTGGATTAATTGTAACCATCTGTCCGCCCTTATATTGCATCTCGCCTCCACTTCTGGGCTTGGGCTGTGCGTCGCGCGCGCGTCTCGCGGAGACTTCTTTTCTCCAGAATGCTTTTGAGGCTTCGTCGGCCTTCTTGGCGCGTTCGCGGTCTTCTTCGCGCCGGGCCCGGGCTTCTGGTGACTCCTCATACGCTTCTCTTTCCCACCCTTTGATAAATCCAGTTTTAAACTTACCGAGAGCTTCACGAGCTAGCTGTAGGTCTTCCTGTTCTTCTTTAAATCCCTGGTTAATGCCTCCTTTCTCATCTGGCCAATTGATATAGTGCTCCGGGGGCTCCATGTACTTTTCTACAAAAAGCGTATATAAATAGCGAAGAGTGAAGGAGTGCTCATTAGCAATGGACTGTTTGTCACGGTACTCACGTAAGGCAATTTCTTCTGCTATCTCTTTAAGTTTTAAATTTCCATATTCTTCTGTCTTCTTCCCCTTCCATTTTTCATCCCAGTGAGCCTGAGTTCCTGCCTCCGGAGGGGCAGTTTTTTTACCTAGGCCCAGAGCAGTTTTCGTACGATCCCAAAGACCCTCGCCTAAGATGGTCTCGATCTCTTCCTTGATAATTTCTTTTAATCTTGTTTTTGTAATTTTCACGTAATTACCCCTTTATAATATCATCAATAATATTGTTAATTTTTTGCTCTTTTGTAAGAGTATTGTTGCTCTCGTTTAAATATACACTAATTTCTGTATCCACATTTCCTGATTGCTTTCTGAGATACGCGCCGGGAGTTGAAGGCTCGGAGACCATATCAAAACAAATCAGTTGAAAATCATCTTCAACCATTGTCTGCCCATTAGATTCCCTTACAGTTCCCAATCCTCTAGACGAAATTCCAAGCTTAATGCCGGCCTTCAAAAGATCTTTCAAAATTCTTCCTGCCGGCGTGTCCAGTACTTCGAATTTAGCCATGACACTATCGCCATCCCACCACATTTTTGTAGCAAGATGTGAAGTGTTTTTAAGATTGACAACACTGTCATCCGGATGATCTAATTCGCCCAAGGCTCTGCGCTCGCGGATCGACTTTTGATAGTTTTCAACTTCTCTTTGTAAAGTTTCTTTGCGATAGATTCTACCATTGCCATTTTTAACGCCGGCTTTTTGACACACGCCGACCAGATAAACAGCACCATTATCCATAGCATTGCGTTTTTCTGATTCAGTCATGACGTCGAGCGCGCAGCGGCCATCCGGACAGAGTTCAAAGTATTCTTGTAATAATTGTTTTGACATATTTTTTATCTAAGCGAGGCTCACCCTCGCCTGGTTTTACTTCCTTTGCAACAACGACGTACATCAGGAATATTTCTTTTTCTCATTGTTTTACCTCTTATTAATTTTTATACTCAAACCGTCGTCCTCTATAATGGAACTTATAAAGTAACTAGTACCTGCGGATAAGCAACCTAAAATAAATGGATTAATATAATTATAATCAAAACTAAATAGTTCTGTTAAGCCGTTAATACTCCACAAAAATACACCAACCCAGAAACCCACACACAGGGGACATTCAAATAATTTACCCAAGATACCCTTGGATGGTCGAATTGAATTAAAGATCGATCCATACAACAGAATAAAAGTCATGCCATAAGCACATAAAATAAAATATATTAATTCCACTTTACACCTAGAATCTATATGCAGAGGCAAGGCCATATGGCTTGACGCCCGGGCGAATTGAACCTTTCTCCTCGGCATGGCGTCGGGGATCAAATTCAGTTGACTCATCTTCGAACGGCTCGGATAGTCTTCTCTCGAATTCTATTTCTAGGGCTCTCTCGTATTCCATTGAAGGCCTTTCTTCTTCAATGAATTTGCCAATAGCAAATAAAGTTAGCTGAGTTGTGTTATAGTCAGCTGACTCGACAATCGTTCCTTCTAGGGAAGAAAAAACATTTCCGCCCTGTACGGAGTCTAGCGATATAACGCCTTTTCTCATTAGATAATCAAACATTCTACTTTGGGCGGTATAAACACTTTCTCCATACTGTTCTTTTGGGAAAGCGACAACTTTTTTCTTCCCTGGCATCAATATAATATCAATATCATGATGGTCGAATATCATAACATTACCATCTGGAGTCTTTCTCGCATTAAGAGACATCTTCGCCTGAGTTGGATTCTTCTCTTCTGCCTCTCTGGCTAGTTCTTGACGAGATTGCTCTTGTTTGTTTATTGTAATTTTTATTGCCATTATAGTTCCCCTAAAAGATTCTGTATATTGAGCACCTTCTTGACTAATCCGGAATCAATTTCCCGTCCTTTAAACTCATCGACAACTTTTAAAACTTCTTGTAGTTTCTTGTTCAACGTGTCGTCTGGCATTTCCGACAATCTGCTTTCAATGCTTTCGCGCAGACGACCAACTTCTTCATTCAGATAAATTTTAAGCTGCAATCCGTTATCTGAAAAAGATGTAATATATTTGCCCAACAATTCTTTCTGTTCAGACAACAAGTCTTTTGAATAGGTAGAATTATATTTCTGTAAAAACGTTTTAAAGGCTAAATTATCAATCTTGGGAAACTTAACTTCTCCTGTTGTCTTTTGTTCCGTTAAGAGATCGGCAACACGAGTCTCCAATACTAGCCTAGATTTTGCTGCAAGGTCGTTGTCATGGAAAAATTGGTAAATTGTTGCAGCATCCTTATACGAAGGTACAAAATTTTCAAAAACATTTTTTGAAATAGTCTTGTTGATCTTATTGATTAGCCTTGTCTGCTGACCAAACACCTCTTTCGAATCAAGTTTTTGATGATCTTTTTTTACTTCATGCAAGAATCTACTAGCGGTATTAATATCTAAACTTTTATGCTCTAACATTGCTTTATAAAGCTTAAGCTCTTTCGAAAGAATCGTACCTTTCTTGAAAAACTCTCTCACTAATACTAGTATTTTATCTTTTTTTTCTATCTCTTCCTTAACCGTACATTTTGTCATTTCTCGAATTAAGGCCTCGAAAAGAAAAAAAGTATTTCGTTTTTTGTTGTGCTTAAACTTCATGTTATTTTTTTCCCTGATCTTCTAATTGGTCGAGAAGCTCTCTTATCTCATTATTCATAGCTAATATGTTTTCTTCTTCTTTCTTGTAAGTAGAATCTAAAGTTTCATAAATTCCAAAACGTGCTTGTTCTTGTGCTTCTCGGCCCGGAAAAACCTCGCCGGTCCTTGATCTGCTCGTTGCGCCGCGTTGATCAGACGAAACGTTTGCTTTTGCCCTCATATGAACCCGTCGGCGGCCGGTGCGGTGATAGTTTGGTCCCTTGTGGTGAGCCTTCCCTTTTTTGGCAACTGTCATATTATCATCGCGCTTTGCCGGCGGAAGAGTCTCTGTACCAGGCGGAGTGGCCAACAAATCACCCTCTTCAGGGCCGACGTCTTCGAGGCCGGCCTCTTCAGGCATTTCACCTTCGCCGCCCATTTCTTCTCCGCCCAAATCTTCTCCGCCCAAATCTAAGCCGCCGCCGAGGTCGGCGCCGCCGCCCAGGGAATCCGCTTCGGCGGCTCCTTCAATCGACCTCTCCAGGGCAGATTCAAACTTGCGATCATGGAACATCTCTCTCTGTATTCGTACCATTTCTTCTTCCGGCAGATTAAACAGATTTTCAGCGACCCAGCGCTTACTAAAGAATCCTTCCGTAGCGGAGCTAGCAATATCAAACTTAGTTTTCCAATGTTCCAACTCTTGCAATTCTGCCAAACGTGAGGGATTGTTAAGGCTTAGGGTAAAAGATAACAAATCAGCCCCTCTATAACCCATTGTAAATAAATGAATAACACCAACCTTTTCAAGTTCCGAAACTATTGCGCGTTGGAGTCTTTGAATTGTTCTCGCAAAACGTATATCTTTTTGTGACAGCGTTGCTTCGTCTTCAGAGTCGTCGCCGCGCGAAAGATAGGATGCCGGTACTTTCAAAGCAGAGAACAATTTGTCTCTCAAATACTTGACGTCATCGATGTCTCCAGTATAAGTTCCGCCGGGCAAGGATTCAACTCTAGAGGATTGGCCACCGCGCACAGGAATATAATAATCTTCCTCAATGCTCATCGGGTTGTAACGCAAATCAACTCTGCCCGTATCCGGATCTACAATCTGATTTCGCTTCATCTGTGTGAGAACTTTTTGCATATAAGTTTCCACGTCTGCGGGATTAATCGCGCCGACATCAATATAAAAAACTCTTCTTTCTGGCGATCTGACAATACGATATGCCATCATCGCATCCTCAATTAACGTCAGCTGTCTCCAGATTCTTCTTGCAGGCTCCAAAATAGAGGTACCATACGGAGCATATCGATCATTTCCTAAAATCCTGAAATGTGCAACCTGCCAATTTTCAAAAGTCATTCCAGCATCGTTCCATTGAAACTGTACATAATTTGGATTTGCTTTATCTTCACCCTCCAATCTCTCAACTTGCGCCGGCGGAATACCAGTTACGTATTTGATCCCCTCTTGTTCCTCAATATCTAGATAAAGAAAGAAGTCGCCGTACTTGCACATCGTACGACACCAACCAAATAGATTGAAATCAATATTTAGAATACTATGATACAAAGTATCCAAGATATGTTTTATCTCTTCATTGGGGCACTTAATAGATAATAAAGGAGTTAAGTAAGTTGAGGTTGTCATCTCATCAGCATATATATCTAACGCTGAGGCAATTTCCGGAGTGTATTCCATCTGGTCGAAATCAATATATCGATCTGCACGATTTTGATTTGCCATATATGCGGCTTGCATGGCCTCATAAGGGGAGCGAGTATCTTTTTTGAATGACTGGCCACTGGCAGATTTAAATTTAAGCCTATCTACTTGATGTCTTTTTAATTTACGTGGAGTCTGACGTCTGAAGTCAACCAAAGGTCCAGAAAGAAGTCGTGTAAGTTTTCTAAATAACTCGCTTTGATTGTTCTTGGGATTGTTTTTTCTATCAGCCATGTGTTATCCTTTCAGCAGCCAGACAAAATCTTTTTGCATTTTTTTCTGCTTATCTTTTTTTATCTCGTCATACCCCAACATTCCTGGAATGTTGGTATTTAAATTTGTTGAAGATTTTTGCATTGAATTCAAAAACGCCTTCTTATACTCAATCTCGCGCTGATTGACGCTAAAGACAGTATCTCTTATCCAGCATCCGATCGCGCAAGATGTTATCAAATCATCATTATATTTTTTCATAGCCTGGGGCCGGCCCATATGCCACACAAAAGTTTTCATTTCATTATACAGTCTTCTCGAATATATTTTAATTAGTTTATTTCTAACTAATTCCTCCATTTTTGCAATCACCAAGGGGCGCGTTTTTGACGTCATGCTAAAGCCTGGGACTGCATTCGAAGCATGCTCTCCCAGTACTGGATCGACATACTCGTGCGAAGATTTGTATGAATAATATATATTTGGATATCCGGATTCTTGCAGTTTATCCAGCACTGTCCAGCCAACAGAGTTATTTTCCACCGCCAACATACAGTTTGCATATTCAGCACCAACCTGCGAAAGCAAATTCGCAAACATATCTAAAGATGGCTTTCCCTTGTACTCTGCTACAATCTCCATTGTCTCTATTTTAAAGATATGAAAGGCAGAATAATCTTTGCCGTCGCCTCTCGCGACGTCAGCAACTAACAGATAGTTAAACTCCGGACTGTGTTCTTCCCAAATCCAAAAATTTCTATCGAAGCCAGTCCTATGTTTGGGTTCACATATTGTTTGTTCAATCCTAGTCATGTCGTCCGGATGAAAAACAGTTTCACCAGACATATTAAAGTTGCACTGGAGTTCTTGCGCAATTTGTCGACGTGACATGTTCTTTGTTTCGTTCTCAAACCAGGCTTGATCGCGGTCGGGATGTACGTCCCAAGGCAGAATAGTGCCGAAAAAATCATTTTTGCTATCTTCCGCATCAATATAAGTTTGATGAAACCAATTACCAACGCCATTCGGCGTAGATAAGGCGATGCAGCGGCCGCCGGTTGATAGCGTCGGATACAAACCAGTCCAAAGTTCATCTAAACCTTCAACGTGTGCGGCCTCGTCGATAACCAGCAAAGATAGCGCTTCCGAACGTCCAGCGTCGGCACTAGTTGAAGATGCTTTAATCTGTGATCCGTTAGTCAGTTCAAACGAAGTTCTATTATCAACACTAATGTTTGATATTCTTACCCACTCGGGAAGGTTCTTGATAATGGCTTTAACCTTTTTGACCAAATTAGAAGCCGTGCTAAATTTAGTAGCAATTACAAGAATATTCTTGTCGCGGTGAAACATCATCAGCCACACAATATAAGCTGCAGAGATTGTAGAAATTCCTAGCTGACGGGCTTTCAATATTACGTTAAAACGATGATCATTGAAATCCTTAATTAATTCTTCTTGATAACCATACATTTTGAAAGGTATCAAGCCCAACAAAGGGTGTGATATCTTAGCATAATTATTAATAAAATAGACAGGATCTTTGCCAGATCTTATTATTTCTTTTATTATCTGGTCTTTCGAAAGCTGATAGCTCATTTGCTAGCCCCTCTGGTTTTTATTTGAGGGACGCTGACCCCATCCTCCTAGATTTAGAAATTCTTTAAATTTACCTTCCAATCTCTCTTCTGATGGCTTTAGTCTATCTTCAACATCTTTTAAACCACCAATCTTATACGTCTTGGCGACTGTAACAAAAACTCGTACTCTGGATGTTGACTGCACTAAAATATCAACGTCGTCGCCGGCGGTCAAAGCCAAAGCATTGCCAGTTATCTTTTTATATTCTTTCTTGAGCCACTTTGCAATATCAGCACAGGTTCTATTACATTCGTTCTCAAAATTTGTATTATAAACGTCTTTTAGCTTGATGTCGGATTGATAAGACACGATAAGTTTGGTGCCGTCGACCCTGCACTTAAAGCCGTCCATGGTTCTAGAATCGAGAGCGGGATTCCCCTCCTCTCTCCTGAGACCAATCTTGATTGGCTCACCCTTATCATCTAGCGCGCCATCATATGCATTGGCAGCTGCTTGAGCGATTCCTCTAATAATATCTAAAGTTACTTGTGACATTTAATTATCTCCTGGTCTCCAGCCGTTAAGCCATCTTTCTTCTCTGTCCTCAACGTATTGTATAAAACATTTTTCACAACATTCATACTTCAACATGTATATATCGTCCTGCAAGTTAAATGAATAATATTCGCAAACAGAACATTTTCTATTTGAATCTCTATTAATTAGTTTTTTAGATACTAAAAAACCATCAATTTCAACCTTTTGTGTTTCTTCTTCTCGAAGGCGGTGCTTTTGATCAATTAATTTTATCTGTTCAAGATATTCTTTTTCTTTATCAGGGCCCCAATTTGATCTAGGATTTTGTATTGCTTCGCTACCATATTTTTGCTTTATTGCTTTTTCCAAACGAGCAATATAATTCAAATCTTTTTTCACTTCTGAGCCTCGACGGCAGCATAAAATATTCCAATAGACAACAGAGCGCCGGTGACGAGACCTAGCGTGACCCACAGGGCGGCATAATCATTGGGGCTTTCTGTCGCTATCTCTTGAAGGCGTGCTATCTCTTCTGTTTTAATACCTATTATTGAATCGCTGCTTTCTTTTAAACTGTCGTACCTGGCTTGAAGAGTGGACAGCCTCAAGGTATAATCTGCCTCTATCTTCTTAAGCTCATAATTTAATTTAAGCTCATACTCCATCAAAGAATATTTTTTATCCGTATTGATTTTTGCAGCTGCAATTGGATCTAACAAGATGCCGGTATATGGTGCTTTTTGATTTGCCTGCATTACTGTGATTTGCCCCTCAAGCTCTTCTGTTTCTTGTGCTTTTGTTTGAAGCGGTGCTAAAACAATGCTAAGACTTATGACAATACTTAATAAAACTTTATTCATTTTTTAAACCTCAAAAAGCTTTTTCATCTCTTCAGCTAAAACAGAAGGATCATCCTTGTGCTCACTGACTAAATTCTGAATTTCTTTCTTTTTCTTTTTCGAAAGCTCGTCTACTTTAATAGTATGCTCTTTTTCAAGATTTTTTAAGGTTTCTTGATAAACTAACACGATCTCTTCTCTTTGCTGCAGCTCTTTTTCATGGGCTGTTTTAATAACTTCAATCTCTTTTTGATAACTTTCTTTAGTAATGTCGAGTACTTTAAGGACATTAGCATTCGAACGTCTAAAAATTATCCACAGAACAATAGTATAGATCAGCACCGCCGGTATATACCAGTAGTGCTTAATCCAAACCCAAGCTTTTTTCCAAAACATACTAACTAGCTGCTTTTCCAAGCTTTGGCTAAGTCAACTGCAGCCTGCGAACCAATATAAATTACAGTCACCGCAACCCAATCCTCGCTATGTAAAGCACCCTGCATGGCCAAAAAAGTTGCAGTACCCCAAGCAAGAAGTTTTCTACTTACCAATTTTCCTATAACTCCATCAATGAACTCTTTCATAATTATTCTCCTTTATTAAAAGTCTTTAATTAAATCCTTATATAAATAGTTTAATGATTTACATTTGCAAATCTGTCTTTCTTTTCAATAATAATCTGCGTATCCACAATGTCTTTCAAGCTGTCCAAATGCGAAATAAGTAGCACAGTTTTAAACTGAGTCTTGATCATGTCCAGGATTCGAATAAAGCCTTCCATGTTTTCTTCGTCTAAAGCAGTGCCGGGCTCGTCTAAAATAAATATGTCTCCCTTCGGAAGAGTAGATATATTTAATAGTGCCAAGCGAATAGCCATGGCAGCGATCGTCTTCTCTGCTCCTGAGCCCATTTCAATTGGCCTGGCATCATATTCCGGATGTTTAATTAAGATGTCTAACTTCGTATCCTCATTAACAAACATAATTTCGAACTCAACAATGTTTGTAAGAATCTTCGATACTTCTGAATTAATCAAAGGCAAACGTTTTTTAATAATGTCGTAAGCAATTCCATTTGCATGCATACAGCGCATAAATAAATCATAGGCCGAATATTGTTCTTGCATATCTTTGTATTCTTCCTGTTCTTGTTCAACCTTTTCAAGTTGCTGCTCAAGCGAACCATTTGCTTTATACAAATCTAATACCTTTTTTTGACACTGTCCATGCTTCATCTTCTGATCTTCTATCTTGTCTTTCAGCACTTTTTTTCTCTCCAGCAAACTTTCGAGATTTTCTATAGCCTCTTTGTTATCTTCGTATTGCTGTCTTTTGATACTCATTTCATTAACAATATTATTAGATTTGAGCATCCTTGTCTTATTCTTTTCAATCGATAGCTCCAGAGCAGATATCTCATTTTGTGTCGATGTTCTCTTTTCAACAACCTGCTCATACTTTGTAATATAATCATTAATTTTGTCTGGCTTTAAATCAGTTACAATATTCTGCTTTTCCTTCTTTGAGGCAGACAATTTCTCTACTGCAACAATTGTGCCGACGAGACCCTTCTTGGCTGTATACGCATCTTTAATGAATCTACAATGTGAAAATTCTGAACCGCATGGCACTTCATTTAAAAGCTGTATCTTTTTCTTTTGCCTTTCTAGTTGGCCTTCGAACCGGAGGATTTCTTTTTCGATTTCATCAAGTCTTTCATAATTCTCCTCAATAAGCTTCTGTTTTTCTTCAAGCGAAGCGACATCAAAAGCTTCCAAGAATTTTGCAAGCTTGTTAAACATCGTTTTGCTTTCTTGTAATTCTTCATTTGATTTTTTATTTTGCTCTTTGTATTTATTTAGCAGCCCCTGTTGAGCATCCAGTGCTCTTTCTATCTCTGAAATATTAATTATTTCCGTCGGAAGAGAACGAATCTTGGCATCAATATCTGAATACTCATCCAACATTTGTTTTACTTCATTTTGAATGTTTTCACATTCTCTTTCTTTAGTTAGTTTAAGTGTATCATTTCTAGCGAATTCCGTTCTGGCTTTTTTAATTTCGCTCTCAAATTCTCTCGCTTCAGAACGACGAAGGAGTCCTCTCATATCGGACGCGTCTTCTTTTGCTTTGCGAAACTTATTTTCAAAGATCTCCAAGTCAAGAAACTTGGCTAAAATCTCCTTTCTTCTTGTAGATCCTTCGCTGATATATGTTAAGGATCCTAGCTGAGATGCCATAGACGTTAACAAGAAGTCATCGATTGTTCCAAAGATCTTTCGAATATTCTTATCGGTATCGATACGGCTTAAGCCATTTAACTCTTGCTCTTCTCCGGTTGCATTATCAAGCACGCGAAAATCCACATCAGTTTTTGCTTCCGTAGTTACCTTGCCTTTCAGTTTCTTTTGGTATTTCTTGCTTGTTCTTTCAATCATGTAAGTTCTGGTACCGATGTCAACTTCGACATAACCCCTGCAATCTTCTTTATTCTGGTTTATAATATTGAGATTTTTTCGGTTGTGCTTGGATGTTGTGTTATAAAGAGTATACAGCATGCTATCAATAATACTAGACTTTCCAGAAAAATTCTTTCCTAGAATTCCAACGGTACCATTCATGTTAAAAAAATCTATGCTATTGTTCTCGCTATAATTGAATAAATTATCCCACTCTAAATGTTTTATTCTCCAACTAATATTACGACTAACTTCTTCCTGTTCTTCAACAATTGCCTTATACTTTCTATTAAGCCCATAAACCTTTTGCAAGGTTTCGTCTTGAGCCTGAAAGTCTTTCAAATATTCATCGATTAACTCTTCTTGAATTGCAGTATCTCTCAAGTCTTCTTGGACTAAGCCACTTGTTAGCTCTTCAACACTTCCGCGCTCGCCGGCTGCTCTACTTAAATATGTTATAGCTTCTGGCTTGAAGCGACTCTTGCTGGCTTCTACAGCTTTGCGTACAACTCCCAAAGGAAGATTGTTTTGTGATACCAAGCGTAGCCGGGCGCCCTTCTGTATTTCTGTGTTTCTAGGAATGCGTCCAGAAGGGGTAAGAGTAATTGTAATGAAAGGCTTGGGATTTTTAATAGAATGGTGCTTAACAGTGAATTTATCTTTGCTTTCAATATCCCAAATTAAATATCCCTTATTGTTTGTTTCTCCATGGTTCTGTTGGATCGTCGAGCCAGGATAGCGTATTTTACCCTCTTTGTCGAGGGCTTGATTGGTTTTGTGTATATCCCCAAGAAAACCATAGTCAAAATCATTAAAGATACTAAGATCATTTTCACCCCTCTCCATTGTCCAGCCGGCGTCAGTTTGGCAATTTGATATAGATCCATGATAAAGTGCAATATTTATGCGTGAATTATCAGAAGGAGGTTGCCAGTTTCCCATATCGAACACAGATAGCACATTCAAGGAGAAATTACCCCTTAAAGCGACTTCTCCGGAATCACGGAGTAAGTATAGGTTTGGATGGCCAAGGGCGTTTACGATGGGTGTAAGCGCGTCCTGGCGGCTTGAATTGCGCAAGTTACCATCATGGTTGCCCAAAATGATATAAGTTGGCGCAATGTCTGCCAAATTACGAAAGAAATCAGAGCACATTTGCACGAATTCAGGACTAATTTGAGTCTTGGTGTGTGCAATGTCTCCACAATGAATTATATAATCCGGCTTTTGCTTAGCCAGC